TCAAGACAGAAGGAATCTATTCAATATATCAAGAGTTAGAACGTAAGACTCACCATTAAGACCCAACAAACGACGCTCTGCGTAACGCACTTCCGGTCCTTTGCGGCTGACGCGATCGCGCAGGCCATAATGGTGAACGCGGGCAATGCGCTGCACCTTACTTTCAAACTGTACGCAGGCAGAGTCGGCGCTGGCGGCGGTTTTCAGGTATTTGGTGGTGCGCAGCTTTGCAAACATCTGACGTTTGATGCGGCCTTTTTTACTGCGCGCCGTGACCTTGCGCGGTTCATAACTGCTGCCATCTGGATTGCGCTGCATCCTGATATTCTGCTGCTGTGTCCGGCGCAGTTCCTGCGCCAGCTGGCGCATCATGCGGCTTCTTGCGACTGGTTCCAGATTCGCCAGTAAGGCACTAAGCCAGTCGTCCACCTTCTGCAGTTCAGCCACGTTTCACCGTCCACATTTCTTCAGGTTCATCGGGTTCTGCTACAGCTTCAACGCTCGACACACTGCCGTCAGTGCTGACCAGCACACGTTCCGTCAGTTGCAGGTTAAGGCTGATATCACAGACATCGTTACGCAGAATATCCACCTCAAAGGTAAATAGTTTTTCCCGTAACGCCGGGTTATTGATGGCATCGGGCTGGTTATCCCGCAGCCACAGCAAAACCGGGGCCATCAGCAGATTCTGGTCGCCGCTGAAATCCTCAATCACCGCGTTCAGGGTGTAACGGTACTCCCACGACATGGAGCTGGCCCCCGTGGCAACCAGCGAACCGTTATCCACAAACAGATGCAGTTTGTCCGGGTTATTGCGGACATAAGGCACCGCTTTATTGAGGGCGTGGCGCAGGGATTGTGGTTTGTTCACTGTTTCGCTCCTGACACGCAATAATCATGTCCACTTTGTCTGCACAGACCGCCCAGGCGGCCTCCGTTTCATCCTGCAACGCGTTCAGATCACCGTTAGTGCGCGGCGCTGCCTGATCCAGCCGACACGGCGTCACTCGCGGACAACCACTGACGGTAAGCTGCACCTCCGGTGAGCGTCGGACGTTCCCGCAGCCGGATAATGTCAGCAGGCAAAGGAGTATCAGCCCAGCGGCGTAAATCCTCGTTCTCACGTTTCAGTTCCTCGATCCGGTGTTGTCGTTGTCTCAGCAGCGCGCTGGTCTGTTCTGCTTCGGCATAGAGCCGCGCCTGCTCCCGGTTATTGGTTTCAGTCAGAATGGACAGGCTGATAAGCTGGCTGTTGCTCTTTGCCAGTGCCTGGCTTTTGCTCTGCAGCTCGTCTGCCTGCGTGCTGATGGTCTGGCTGGCATCAGCCAGCCGCCACGTCTGCCAGCCCAGCGCCGCCAGTAATAACGCCAGCACAACCAGCAGCAACCGGTTCATGCTGCTACCTGTTGCGCCATCTGATTACGGGTGATCCAGAAGGCAATAACGGTCAGTAGATAAAAGACCAGGGTAATAGCCCACCCCGTCCAGGCGAGACTGACGACAATCAGCAATCGCATCATCCAGCTGATAAATACGTTTTCTTTTCGGGTAATTGTCTTCAGCAAAGATGCCCTCAACTCCTGCCAGAGCGGGCCGTTCTTAATTAACGCAGCCAGTGATACCGGAATTACTGCCCATGTCAGCAGACAGGCTACCCAGACACCAGATGCTGCCAGTACCGGAAAAATCCCCTGCGGATACACCATTGCGGCGATTAACAGCGCTATCCATAACATCAGAAACAGCCCGCTGATTACTTTCTTTTTCATTTCAGTTTGCTCCCTGTAAGCACCAGGCCATCTCCCGCGCACGGCGGTTATCCAGCCCCTGATTAAACACACCTTTTACATACACCCAGCGCGGCAACTGTCGGCACGCATCCGCCCAGCGCCGCTGATTGAGTAACTTCACCAGCGTGGAACTGCAGGCATTGCCCGTCCCCACGTTGAAGGCAAACGACACCACCGCGTCATACACCTTTTGTGGCGGCTGTTGCTTCACACATCTTTCCAGCGCCCGCTCCACACGTAGCACGTTTGAGATCAGCCCTTCTGCTGCCTGTCGCTCCGTAATGGTTTTGCCGGGAATGACGCCCGACGTATTACCAATGCCGTCGGTCCAGACACCCGCGCTGCACTGGTACGGCTGCAGACGACAACCTTCGTAATCGGCAATCAGTTTCAGCCCTTCCACGGAGGTGTGAAGCTGCTGAAAACCCGGCAGCGTGGCAGCAATAGCCAGCACGGCCCCGACAAGGCAGCGTTTAACGATTGATGGATTCATAGTCCTCCCGCGAGATCTGCCCGTCGCGCAGAAGCTGGTAGGCTTTGTGTTTGTAGTACCAGTTGATAGCCAGCATCAGCACACCAATCATCAGGCCGCCCAGCGTTGAGGCATCCTTGATGGACAAATCGCCCAGCCAGGCCAGCACAACGGCGATGCAGTACGTGATAAAGGCGCTGATTCGCTCAAGCGTCATAATTCAGTCCCATAGCTGGACGGTCTGCACGGTGGTGGTGGTCGGAATGTCCGGCAGCTCCACCTGCAGCCCGTGAGGTAAAAAGGGGCCATATTCGGCAAGCCCCGGATTTGCCTTCAGTACCTGCTCCGTGACCCCCTGCGTGCGCCCGTAATGACGCCAGCAAAGCGCGTCCACCGTGTCATACTGATGCGCACGCACTTTCATCAGATAAGCTCCACTGTGCAGTGCGGCGCATCCTGCACCCGGCTGATGGCCCAGCGGGCGTCACGCCACAAATCACCGCTTGCTTCCGCCAGTTCCTCGCCCCGCTTCACACCGGACGCCGTGGCGTCATAGTCCTGGTATCGTTCGTTGAGCATGGCGCGTGCCCAGCAGTAAACCGCGTTGAAATAGTGCTGAATGCGCTCACTTTTGCCGTCCAGCTGTTCCGCCGGAACTTCTGCCAGCGAGGCATACCCCAGCATCTGCTGGCGTCTGCGAAACTCATACAGCTCTGCGTTGACCTCCGAAATTGCCGACAGCGCAACCTGCTTTAAACGCGGCTGCGTCACCGTGCCGTCAGTGCGCATGACACTGCGAAACTCCGACAGGTCCACATCAGGCCAGAACGGCGTATTCCTGATGATTTCCGCCTGTTCCGGTGCCTGTTCTGGCGCAACAAACTTCAT